AGGTACGGTAGTGACAATCGGAGGTTCTTTAAACACTTCCACCATTACCGTACAGCCTCCTCTTTCTACTTCCACGTTTGCCTGCCAAGCAGGGGACCTGGGAGTAACTGAAGGCGTGTTCACAACAGGAACATCAGGATTTTCTTACGGCAACGCATTCAATGTGGGAGACAGCGTGTCTGTTAAAGGTTACGTCACAGCTATCACAGGAAGCGGGAACACTGCTCAGCTAACGATTACCTTAGCAAGCTCTGGAGCCAGCATCACTGGCATTCCTTCCGGCGCGTGTCAATCGGACAACGTGTAAGGAGCAGCTATGCCTTTCAAATCAGAAGCACAACAACGATTCGCGTACGCCAACCCTGAAAAGTTCGGAGGCAAGAAGGGCCTGAAAGAATGGTCAGACGCCACAGATTTTAAGAGTCTTCCGGCGCGCAAAGCTCCAGGCTTAGGAAGGAAGAAACCACGTGCCTAAGTTTGCGTTCAGCATCATCAAGGAGCCTAAGACAGGCTACCAAAGTCACAACCCAGGGAGCAGCAAGCACTGCTTTAACTGTTCAAAGTTTGACCGTGAGGAAAGTGGATGTACAGGGGAAAAGATGAAGGAATTAAGTACTCGACCTAAGCTGCCTAACGGAGATGTAAAGGTGCACCCAGTAGCCTACTGTAAATTCTGGGAAGGAATTAAGAAGTAGACACCTCAGGGGTTGCTCCCTGAGTTAGAGTTGGGAGGTGCCAGTAACACCTCCCTCTCGACCTTTACTGGAGGATACACATGCCGTACCAAGACACTGAAAAACAAAGGCTCTACTATAAAAACTACAACGAGATGAGATCAAAACGTAGGAAACTAGACTCAGCATATAAGCAAAGTCAGAACTCCTTAGCTAGAGAACGAATCTCCAAACGTAGAGCCGAAGACCCCGTGGGTTTGGCAAAAGAATTAAGAGAGCAAAAGAGAAGGAAATCACACAACCTAAAAGTTAGAGTACTTACTCACTATGGGTTGCATGGGAAATTGAAGTGCTGCTGGGACTGTTGTAATGTAACAGACGTTGACATGCTAAGTTTAGATCACATAAAAGATGATGGAGCAAAGCACAGGAAGACAGTAAAAGCCAGCGGTTCTACCACATATGAGTGGATTAGAAAGTATAAATTTCCAAAAGGTTTCCAAACGCTGTGTATGAACCATCAGTTCAAAAAGAGAATGTTGAAAGCACAACGTGAAAGGGAATCACAATGATTGGCTTCGGAGCACCAAAGAAGAAAGCAACAGACGAACCTGCGGAGACAGCTTCGATTGACTCCACACCTCTTCCTTCGTGGTTGCAGGGAGAAGCACCGCAGACACCACCTCGGCGTAAGAAGCCGAGAGTAGATAGTGGTGGGCAGTTGGCAAAAGGCTCAATGAGAGCCGCATAAGGATACAACATGTCACTAGGAATGGGACGCAAGAAAAAGACCGAGCATGTAGACCTCGGACACAAAGCGAGTTTCACCGTGCACAAAGGTGGACTCCATGAAGCACTAGGAATACCACAGGGAAAGAAACTTACGGCTTCAGAGAAAGAACCTAAGCCGGGAGACAGCGAACACGTGAAGCGCATGAAGGCATCAGCTGCTGGATTCGCGGCTATGAAGCACTAATTCAAGAGGGAGAAAATATGGCGGCAGACGAAAACGTAGTGTCCCAGAACTCCGGGATCGGAGCGGACACAAAGCGCGGAGGGTCTGACGATCAGCCTGAGTCACCGAATGATAGCCCTCTTGGAGTTTATGCCCCGTTCCCATATTCACCAGAGCCATTCGCAGAGTTGAGCGACGTGGCACGTGGAGCCCTGATTGGGCTGGATGATATCTGCACCAAATGTGATGTTGCAGCGCGCCGTATGGAAGTAGAGCAAGCCTGGGAAGCGCTTCACTTTGAACGCGGCTACCAGCACCTTCTACGCGGTAAGCGCGGCGGCTGGGAGCTACCCGGTGGTGGACAAGGTAAGAAGTCCAACGAGCGCAATCACAACAGTATTTATGACACAAACGTGTACGGACCAAAAGGCGACATTATAGTTGCTGCTCTGTCACGAGAAGTGCCCAAAGTAGAATTTTCTCCAGCTAACCCAGAGTGGGGACCGGATAAAATTGCTGCAGAGGAAGCAGATAGATTCAAAGATATTTGGGCAAGAAATAACAACCTTCACGACTTGTTGGTAAAATGCGCCAGAGTTTTTTGGAACGAAGATCGCGCGCTGATGTGGACGAGATACGAGCTTAACGGACAGAAGTACGGATTCGAGGAAGACCAAACGACTCCCACTGTACCGCAGGACGAGCTTAATCCTCCAGATGACAAACCAACAGGACAAGAAGGACAAGAAGATTTCCTAGAAGTAACTGAGTCAAACTCAGAAGGCGGAAGCGACATTGATGACCTGCTAACGCAAAGCGGAGTAGGCAATGGAGGAAAGAAACCGCTAGGTAGAGAAGTAACCACTGTTCATGGAAAGTTGGATCACAAAGTTCCAATCTCCGTAGATGACTTTTCCGAAATGACGTTCGTGCAGCTTATGCTGGACTACGACGTTGCTTTAGTAAGAGGTATGTTCCCCTGGATTGCAAAAAAGATCACAGTAGGAACTGATGGTCTATCTGAAACTCAACTCGATAGAATCGCCCGAGAGAACGTACGCCAAGCAGTTCTAGGTGCGTACGTCACCGGAGATTCCTTGTCACGTCATACCACGGTGAAGTTTACGTGGATGAGACCGTCCATGTTCTTAGACACGTCCGTAAGCGACGAAGCAAAAGCAGAGCTACTAGAAGCATTTCCTAATGGTTGCTTAATGGCCCGAGCAGGTGCAGAGTTCGCTTTCGCTAGAAATGAAAGCATGGATGACCACTTAGTAATTGGTCACCCGAGCGCAGGTAAGGGACAGAACCGAAGATCAATGGGCACGGCGCTAATCTCCGTGCAGAAGAGAATCAACGACTGGGTTGACCTGTTGGATGACTTCTTCAAAAGAACAGTACCCAAGAAGTGGATGAATTCAGAAGCATTCGATCTGGATGCTATCAGTAAAGAGCCAAACGTCCCTGGAAGCACAGGACCGTTCCAAGTACAGCCTGGACTAACTACGATGGATCAGTACATCTTCGTAGAGCCCACGCCGCAGGCACAGCCTGCACTACCTGACTTCATCAAATGGTTCGTAACTACTTTGTCTGAAGAAATTTCAGGAGCACTACCTTCCCTTTTCGGAAACGCTACAGGGGAGAACACTGTAGGCAACGCAGTCATACAACGTGACCAAGCGCTGCAACGTGTAGGGTGCCCTTGGAACAACATCCAAGACATGTTCGCCACATCTGCTGGACAAGCAGTAAAGTGCGCGGCAGAATGTAGAGATGGAAAAGAAATCACACAGAGCATACCGGGACGTGGAAACGTCTCAGTGAACACTGCAAACCTCCTTGGAGGAAACGTACTTTGTTACCCGGAAAGCAACCCATCGCTCCCCGAGACCGAAGAACAAAAAGCAGTGAAGATCATGGGCCTCATAGACAAAGCAAACTTGACCCCAGGATCACCGTTCGCTCAATGGGTATTCAGTCCATCTAACTTAGCAGAGACAGCCAGCGCTCTGCGAATGAAGAATTACAAAGTAGCAGGTGCCTCATCGGTCACCAAGCAGAGAAATGAATTTGAAACACTTCTGCGAGGTACACCACAACAAAACCCAAAACTGCTAAGTATGCAGTCGGCTATGGACGAGGCAAAAGCAGGTATGGCCCAGGCTCAACAGACTGGACAACCTATACCTCCTGAAGCGCAAGGTATGATGCAGCAGCTGCAGCAGGCCACACAAGGCATGCCGCCGCAAGTAAGCTCAGTACCTGTAGCACCAGATGAAAGTGAGAACCACGCGATAGAGGCCAACGAATGTTTTGAATGGATGAACTCTATAGAGGGTCAGAAATTCAAGAACGGCACACCAGAACAACGGTTGGGTTTCCAGAACGTACATTTGCATTGGACCGAACACGTGGCAATGGCTAAGAAGATTGCAGCAGCTAACAAGCTCCCGGACAAACCACCATCTGAGTCAATCAGTGTTGATGTGTCCAAGATGCCTGGACCAATCGCTTCGCAAGCTTTAGCCAAGATGGGGATTCAGAGTACACCAGACATGTTCGCACAGCACGCGGCCACCCAGTTGAACGATAAGGTAGCAGCAAAAGCTTTGCCACACGCATTGGAACAACCATCTCAGTAAGGAATAAGGACTCACCTAAGACGTGAGTCCACAAACTCAGAAAAGGACTCAAAATGGCAGACGCCTTAGTAGATTTTGCTTCGCTGGACTCAGCAGCGGCAGCAACTGAAACCACTACACCTACAGTGGACACAGAAACACCAGCAGTAGACTCAACGACTACAGAAGTAGATACACCCGCAGTAGACTCAGGTGTAGAAAGCGAAACACACAACGCAGACGGCTCAGAGAAAACGCCCGAGGAAACAGAAGCGTTTAAGACTGCAGCTGCAGCGAAAGCAGAATCAGATAAATCCATCGACACAAAGACCACGCCGGACCACGTGCGTAAGGCTCTTAAGGTGATGCGAGACACTGACCCAAAGAACGCAGGAGTAGTAAAGGAACTGCACGGCTCGTTTGAACGTTGGAACGCTGCCAAAGCAATCTTCCCCAAAGGCGTTCAAGAGATGCAGGATGCGAAAGCATTCATCGACACAGTTGGTGGTCCAGAAGGCTACCAGAAGATGCAAGAGTCTTTGGACGCCATCACCGCGACCGATGAACTTTTGTATGCAGCCGACCCCAAGCTTTGGGATAACGTAATTGAGGACCTGAAGGCGTCTGGACATCCAGAAGCATTGGGAGCACTAGCACCTTCGTTTATGTCCAAGTTGAAGGACCATGATTCCAAAGCGTACTACGAAGCGTTTACTCCGCATTTCTTAGATGGACTTAAAGAAGTCCACATGGACAACTTTGTGGGGCAGTTCAATGCCGCACTAACCGCTAAGAACGATAAGGGAGAAGTAGTTCCAGATATCAACAAGATCACAGGTCTAGTTAAGAGCATCACAGATTGGTACAAAGACTTGGAAGCGACATCCAAGCCTAAGGAAGCAGTAGATTCGCCAGAGCGCAAAAAGTTCCTGGCAGAGAAAACGGCGTTCGAGAAGACTCAACAAGAAGCTGCAACACAAAAGCAAGTTGAGTTCAATAACAGCGTCGGTGAAGCGTGCGACAAGTAC